ATTTGCCACGTCAAGTTGTGCGCCCATCGTGGCTTTGCCAGCGGGCACCGTAGCCAACACCTTGTCCACGATCTTTCCATTGTCGAGTGTAGGAACCGTGACTTGAAAATCTTTATCGTTAGGCTGTTTATAGGGGTCTTGGGTCATGGTGTAGTACATGCCCTTGCCGCCCCCGGCAGACAAAAATAAACCCTTATGCTGCTTGATGTCGTCCATCATGGCGGGAGTTACTTGATTATAATCGGTGATCTCCTGCCCGTTCGTGAGCCCTAAATCCTGTGCCAATTTATCCTGCTGGAGTTTAATTGTGGCGATTTCATTGGGCAGAGTAGCACTACGCACGATGTTATCGTTGTTCGCAGTCGCAATCTTTAGCCCGTTCAATGTGTGCTCGTCCATCGCAGTTTGATGCGTGTCTTGAGTTTTTTGGGCGGTTTGCTGCATCTGGAACTGCTGCATCGCCTGTTGGCGGGCACGGTCGTCCTGAGCTTGTTTAGCTTCCTCGGCTCCAGCGAATCCGAGCCCCACGCCTCCACCCCAACCCAATCCCTTTGCTTTACTGCCAGCCGCCATCCCATTTAGCGCCCCAACAAGCAGATTTTTGAATAACTGTCCTGGCGATGCCTGCCCTTGCTGCGCTGTTTCGGTTCCTGTATCGGGGTCTACGCTGTAACTTGGTTGCGGTCGCCCGCCCAGGTTGACTAAGACGTGCCCCACATTGGAAAGGAAACCGCCGCCTTGCGGCGTCTGGTCGGCTTGCTGAGGCGGGTTATAGTCCTGTGCGGTCGTAGTAGTTCCACCTGTTGATTGCGGAGCGGCGAGTTGTTCTGGTGTTGGTGTGTCCATATTGTTCCTTTACTTACTGAGGTAGCCACCGAGGGCACTACCAGCCCCGCCCAAGGCACCACCCAAGGCCCCCATCCATCCTTGATCGGCCTGAATTTCGGTTTGAATTGCGCTGGAAGCGGCTTGTCCACCGCCAACCGCCGTACTCCCGAAGGAATTTGGGTTGGGCATAACCCCGGCATAGCCGCCGAGGGCACTCCAATAGTTCTGCTGTCCCTGCTGGTATCCGGCTTCGGTAATCTGATTCTGGGCTCCTGCTTCCTGACCCGCTCCCGCCGATGCCAACGATGCCTGTACTTGCGTAGCGGCTCCAGAGGGAACATAGGTGTTTCCGCCTCCGGCTGTCGCCATCTTCTCGCCTACGGCTTTCGCCGCTTGTCCATACTCTGCGGCGGTCGTTTGTGTGGCTCCGCTCCTCAAAGCAGCGGTCTCGCCTCCGCTAAAGCCGAACTGTCCTGGGCCTGCCTGGATGATGGGCTTTAACTGCCCTTGCATGAAGTCAAGCGAACTTGTGTAGTTGCTGAACATGGAGTTGTAGTTGGATGTCAGCGTGGAATAGAACTGCTCCTGAGCCTGGGCGTTTTGGTCGGCCCCTCCTTTGTTCGTAAAAATTACTGTGTTAGACCACTTTATTGACATCTACTTTCTTCCTCGGGCTAAACCTTCTGGGCTTCAACCTCAATATCTTTGTGTCCAATTCCTCGAAGCCATGATTCTTGGCAAACTCGATTGTGCTTGCGTCGTTCGATAAAAAATGGATTTCTCCGATGCCGTGTTTTATGCACCTATCAATGGTTTCCATAACACATTTCCTCATAGCGGCTCCTTTTTTCCGGTTACTCAATCCGGGCTTGGGGGCAAGGCTGTCCAACATAATCGTCAGTGTTATAGGCAAAAACAACACAGGCTCCCGGTTCTCCGAACCGATGCCTTCATCTACCGCAAGTACCCGTGTGGTCGCATATTGCATAACTTCGGGATCAAACTCATTACGCTGGGAGTTGCTTTGCATGTATTCCTTGAATGCTGGAATATCTTCCGCCGTGGCTAGACGGACTCGAAGTGTTTTCATGGCATGACGAACACTTGTAGATTTTGGGTGGCTGGGGTAGATGGTGATTGAATTACAGAATAAAGCAGCAGTTTGGACACAGACTCTCCGGCTGGTGCGGAAAGCACCACGTAGGCATTGAGTTTTGATGTGCTTTCTCCTGCAGGTGTGGAGAGCACGGCGTAGACGCTAACTTTTGACGAAGACTCGCCGGGCGGAGGAGACAACACAGCGTAGGATAGGAGTTTGGACGCACTTTCTCCCGGTGGTGTGGAGAGCACCGCATAAGTTACGACTTTAGAGAATTCCAGAGACATTATGTTTCAGACTTTATCGCCACTTGCAATCCGGTAAGGTCACTTTGTAGCCAAGCTGCAGTGGTCACGGGGTTTGTTGTATTCAACTGCTCGTAGGTAGCAAATGGAACCGTGGGGGCTTGGTCAGCACCTACCGCAACCGTGCCACCCTGGTTGAATCCTAATTGGATATTGGTGACTGGAGAACCGCTGGACGCAGCGCAACGGGCTGCGATTTTCGTCGCCAACACGGAGTAGATGCCGGAGGGCGGGGTAGTCAGAGTAAACTCTTCCACCTGTGCCGCCGTGCTGGTAGATATTGGATTGCTGTCATTGATGGTGACTTCGTTGACGCCAGTATAGGAGCCGCTCCATTGGTCGGTAGTTCCGGCTCCGGCTGGAGCTAATGTTGCCAGAGAACACGAACGCAGATCGGAGTCGGCTACGATGAACTCAGATAGCCAACTAGCATTCTGGCTTCCTCCAGCAGTAATCCAATTGGCGTTCGCTGACCCCCCAGCGATTCCGAGGGAAAGGTTAGTTGTGTAGCCGATTGTACTGAAGGCAGACGAAGTGGCGAGGGGAGCTGAGTTCCAATACACGGTTGCTACCGTGCTGCCAGTTCCAAAACCCGACACTTGGACACATACTCTTCCTCCTACAGCTATACCATTCACGAAAGGAATCGCTGTTGATACACCGGAGTAAGTTATTCCAGAGGGATTTCCGAACTCTACAAAGATTTGTCCGTAATCATTTACGCCAGCCCAAACTCCGCTTTTTATGTTGGACGGATCACCAATCCCGCACAGCCAACACGTCCTGTAGTCGCCCGGATTCATACTGCTGTCAAAGCCGAGCCAGAAAGAAAACCAGAAACTGGTTGCCGAGCCGATTGAGAAAGGGTTTGATTGCGCTGGATTTGAAAATATCGCACTTTGCAGAGCACAGCGGGCATAGTTGCTCCGAAACATTTGAGCACTAGAGTAAGGATACCCGCTGCTGGTTGTTATCGTAACTCCGCTAGTTGATGTAGGAAAGTCAATATCCTCTCCTCCGCACCAAAACACGTTCATAAAATCTCCTTTATGACGGCCACGTTGGCGTAGCCTGTAATGTAATTGCCACTGAAGCCAGTGCAGCATCCTGCACGGATGGCGCAAGTATTGCAACCATCATGCCCGCACTTACCGCCTGTGAAATGCCTCCGGTAGTTGCAAAAGTAAAAACGCCGGATGTGGATACGGTCACAGTCCCGATTAGTGTTGACCCGCTATACACGGAATAAACTGCTGTTGCGGCTGGGTGTGCCCCGTTCGGACCAAACCCTCCAACCGCTCCGGTGAAGTTAGCCGGAAAGGTCATTGCCATATCAACTGCGAAGATCAACACTTCTTGTCCAGCCGCTGGCTTGCCGATGACTGCTGATACGAGCCGAACCGGGATGTACTGGTACGACAACCCCGCACCGTTACTCATCAGGAAGCGTTCTGCTACTCCAGCCGCTAATCGTGTGGGAGCCCCGCTGGTTCCTCCCACAATCAAATCTCCAGCGGCGGTCATGGGGTTGGACATACCTGAACCCCCGCCAGTGGAGGCAATCGTGATGCCGTCCCCGTATGTGGTCAGCGTAATGTTGGTGCCAGGGATGAGGTTGATTACACCGGAGCTGGAAGTGACTGGCGTGCCATTATTTTGAATCGTGCTCACTTTGGAGTTGATTGCCGCCTGTACGTCGGTGATAGCGCCTATCTGAGTCGTGCCGGAAATGCTCACCGTTCCCGTCACGGTAAGAGCCCCAAGAATCTTGTCCCATGTCAGGGCAGGGGAGCCGTAGAGGACGCCCTGAGAGTTGACCTGTACCGCTTTATCCTGTCCTCCGAGGGTGGTGGTGTTTGTAGGAAACACGGGGAAAATCCCCGTGCTTTGAGGCGTTGAGCTTGTCCGGCTACTGACAACTTGGGTGACCGTCTTCCCAGGTCCCGATATCGCCGAAGGCGTTAGAATTGGTAACGGGGAAAGTCGGTTCTGCGGGACACCGGGTTTTATAAACTGACGCAAGCTATCGGCGGAGACCGGAGTCAATGCCGGAATAGAGCACCGCTGGAACATGTTTCCAGTTTCCGGTTGAGTGGCAGCGGACACAGGAGCGCCTTGGCTACCAGTCTGTTCCTCCACTGGCGAAAGCAGCGATTCATCGGGTTGGAAATCTAATCGGCTGCTCATAGCTCGCTTGAATGTCCCCCCATGACCGTAATGCTCAGGATTTCTTCGGGGAAAGAGTCAGCTCCAAAATCGACTTGGATTTGCATATGACGGCACCATGCCGGGAGCTGGCTTTGGCTCATATATGCCCGTTTGGAATTCAGGGAAGAGCTTGGCGGCAAGAGCGGAGGATCGTTCACTACATTGTTAAGAGTGGTGAAAGTTCCTGTGAAGTAAGGCAGGGCTTCATCCAAGATGACGCCAAGCGTGGGTTGAAATGCTCCAGCAATGTTGGGCGAGTCGTAGCTGAGAAACACAACCTCGGCTAATTGTCCGGGGTACGCCAACACGATGGAGCCGATGACGGCGTTAGCCTCATAGGTGGTTCCGTTGTCGGCAAATACTGTAAGGTCTCGCTTGAGGATGGGAGTGCCTACCTGGATGGGCTCTGTGATGACGGCTCCCGTGTAGTAGATCGCAAAGCCCACACCCGTCACGGATAAAACATCATCGTAGCCACTTTCCCCCAACGTCTCAAAAAGTCGGGCAACGATGGAGCAAGAAGCCAGCAACCCTAAATCCGTGCCGATGGATTCACCATAGTATTCGCCGGAGACGAACGCCCCACCGGGGATGGGCATCAAGCCTGATGGCTCAATATCCGTTGGACCTATACCAATCCCGCCCATTGCCTGAGATTCTGCGTTTGCTCCGGGGAACGGAGAAAGGCTTGTGTGGGAGCAAGTAATCACCGGATAAATACCTGTGACCGTTGCACCTTCTGGAAGCGTGGGAGCAGAGAAACCCGACCAGCAGTCGAGGAAGAACCAATTCCCGAGCCCTCCCGAACTCGTCATCGTGACAGTGCCACCTGTCAAAGAGCCCACGGCACTGCCATTGTAGTTGGTGACTGGTCCGGGGTAGTTCTGGTCCCCGGCACCTACCGTGGTCGGTAATGACCATGCAACGTTTTGTGTTGGTGGCGCATAACTTACATTTTTGATGTAGAAGTATAAAGTCGTTCCCACTGATGCTAAGCCGCCCCAAGAGCTATTAGTACCCCAGAAATTAGCCATAATATAAGCCGGAGCCGTAGGAACATTTGTGCTGCTCGTGGAAACGATGGTTCCGTCTATAGACCATGTAATCTGCGTTGCAGACCAAACAACTTGGTAGACGTGGAAGCCCGTATCCAATCCAGTTACCGTGGGACTGAAGGTGGTGTTATTGGGGATGGTGTCCCAGCAAGTGTAGTTGATAACATCTGGCGTATTGCCAGTAAATTCAATATCAATCTCCGTCTGCGAATTGTTGACATAGTTAAACAATGCCGAGTCACAACCGGAAGCTGTTACACCTGCGCCGAGTGCCGTGCTTGACGTACTAGCCATTCTAGCCGTATAGGTGTACGTACCGTACCCAAACAAATCTACGGATTGAATTTCAGCCCCAGTAGACGTGGTGCTGCTTGGCTGGTTCAGGGTCATGCACAGCATACCTTGGGATAGGCTAATGTTACTCGGGCTCATGGTTACTGTTGACCCGCCATCGGCGTAATTAGCGGCGGTGTAGTTACTAACAATCCATTTGGATGTATCCAGTGTTCCCGTTGAAAAGTCATCATAGAACGTAGGCCCGGTTGGTAGACTCACGGGAGGCGTGAGATTGGACGGATTGCCTACAGAGACTTGCTCTGTAACGAAGGTTCCGCCAACTAAGAGGCGATGTACTCCGGGGCTGACCTCGATACTCTGCACCGCAGAGCATCCGCCTGTGATGGCAGCAAAGGGACTCCAGACAAGTCCAGTCTCGGGCGTAGATGTCGGGTTGCAGCGATACCAGCCCGTAGCCCCATCGCTGACAAAAATTGCTTTGTCCCGGCTCCCGTCAACATGCCAACTTACATATGCTGTGGCGGGATTGAATTTCTCCAGCAAGTCTCCGATAGGGAACCCTAACTCGGAGACTCCGCCATCGGTCGTGATCGCAAGAAATTGTCCGTCCGAAGTCAGCAGCATTGGCGTGCTGCCATTGATCGCTAAAGCGAAGTAGTGCAGGAGACCAACTCCGTCTATAAAGTTCGTCACGAAAAATACCGAGTCGATGCCCGTTCCCAAAATTACAAACACATCGGATACCGTGAATACCAGCAAGCCCGATGGCGTGCTTACCATACGGGTCACTATGCTAGGAAAAATGAAGTAGTTGAGCGGCGGGAAACTCTGCACTGCCACGCCCACACTCGTATAAGACTGCGAGTAGTAGACCGTGTTTCCGACTGCGACGAAGACACGTCCAAGGTGGTATTCGGGAGCGAGTATGCCCACAGGCGGAGGGTCGTTGGCGTCGTCAATCGCCGCCTGTATAAAAAGATTCAGGGTGGAATCCGGGTTGGTGTCCTTCAGGTTCCACTTCCCATTGACGCCGGGGTTTGGAATCGACTCCATAAAGAGAAATGAGGAGCCGCCGTCTACGGTGCGGAAGAGCCATACGGCATCTACCTGAGGGTCGCTGGAGCCAACCCCAGACAAGGGCACATCGATGTTGCCCATCACAGGACCAGTGGAATACGAGGCAGGAGATGCGGACGATACATGACCATCCACGCAATGATAGGCATACACGTATGTCCAGCCCGAATATGCAGCTACGGTGCCGGAGCCGCAATTCAGCCAAGTCAGCGTTCCGTCCGTAGTTGTGCTGCCTGGAGTTAGTGCCCATGTCGGCGCTGTAGTGGATGAGGTTCCGGTGTTCTGGAGAACTTGTAAGTTGCCGTTGGTATCGACGATAGAAGCGGTCGGCCCCGTGTAGGTGTAAAGGGTGCTGGCTTGCCATGAGGAACTCGTTCCGCAGTTGATCCAGTGAGCGGTGCCGTCGTTCGTGACGCCATAGAGCGTGGTAGACCACTTGGGAACCGATGATCCGGTTGTGAGCGCCCCGCCAGAAACTCCAATGTCCTCCTCAATGACCATGTTGACTTCGTAGATGTAGTGGCACATATCGTCATGGGCGTTGGTCGTAGCCATGATTTGCACACTGGCTGGATTGGTTCCGGTAGGGAGCGTTACCGTGTCCCATTGCTTTGGGCGTCCTACGCCTCCTCCGCCAGCGGAGTAAATGCTTGTCCAAGTGCTGCCGCCATCTGTCGAGTAGGAGAGCTGGGCGTTGTCGTTGGTGACGATGACTGCCCGGTTGGTGTCGTTGTAATTGCCGTCATCGGCGTAGGTGCGGTCTACGCCTGGATAGACTTCGCCGTTGTGCGGGATTTCCGAGAGGACGTTGATCCGGCAAATAGGCGGCGTTGCTCCTGAGTAGGAGTTGAACCCCCAGACACAGCTTCCTGACCGATCAATGTGCTGCATGATGAGGTAGGAAAAAGTTGTCGGGTCGCCATCGAATGCCAGTTCGGGATACATGTAGGCGTTGAATTCCGGTGTCCCGTTGCTCACTAAAGCGGGCGTCAAAGTCTGTCCGCCTATAGGGGCGAAGGTGCTCATCAACTGGATGTAGCCGTTGGGGTCGAGCACCGTGTAGCCAGCCGTCACGCTGGTATTGGGTGACCAATAGCGGCAGTCGCTACCTGCGTATGCAGATGCTTGGTTAGTGGGAGCAGCAGTAGGAAAGGCTACTCCCCAGTTCTGCACGGCACTTCCCATGCACATCCAATTCACGGTGCCGTCGCTGACGGTGGTGCCATAGGTAGTCGGCCAGGTTGGTTGTGTTGCTCCGGTCGTGCCGGAGTCGCCCATACAAGTCCAGACCAAGGTGCCCGTGCCATCGTCGGTGGTTGCTCCAACTGTGACTGCCCATGCGGGCTGCGAAGTGCCGGAAGTACCTGCCGTGGTCACCTGCTGGATATTGCCGTTGTTATCGAGAACGAATTGACCGTTGGTGTAGGCAGTGCTGATTTGCCAGATTCCTTGCGGGGCAATTACTTCTTGGACATTTCCGTTGTTATCGACAATGAATTGTCCTGTGGTGTAGACGGTGAGCGCAGACCACGGGGCTGATGTGAGCCATTTCTTCTGGTCAACGCCATCGCCCCAGAACAAGGTATTGCCGATGGATTTGAAAGTGGAGGCTCCGGCTCCGTTGCTTTTTGCGAATACCGTTGCATTGGTCGTGGTGGCGTCATACACGGTCGTAGGCGTGTCCGCCATCACCTTGATCTGTTCACTGCTGCCGTTGTAATAGCGGAAGGAATAGAACGAATCGACCGTGCCGATATCGGCTGAGTTAAAGACGCTCAGACCCGGACGGCGGGCGAGAGTGAGGCGGTTGGTAAGCTCTGTGTTGAGTCCGTCAATGAGGGCATCGCCTCTCGCTCCGAGAAACTTCTCTTCGTAGCGGGTGCTGGCGGCGTCCCGAAGTGGAGAGCGTTGGGTCCACAACCCAGAACACATCCGGTTCGTCCAGAGGCTTGCATATCTTGTCTGTTTGCTGGCGGCTCCCGCACGCTGAAGTTCGTTAGCCACGTCTTAGCCCCAAGGAAAGAGCATGGAAGCCGGGTATGGACTGCCGGGAGCAACTTCGCCTCCGCTGCTGCCTTGAATGCTTCTGCCGGGATACATGCCAAAGGATTCCGCTTCACGGTCGCTACTGCCCAAAGCCTTCTGGATGAGCGCCTGGAATAGCATGTATTCCCGCTCGTAGCGGGGGTCGTCAGCGCATTTCAATGCTTTGGCTAAAAAGCCCTGGCGATACACGTAGGCAAGTTCATCGGGAATCGGAGCCCAAGTCGAGGCAAGGGAAGTGATGAGCTGCGGCTTCTTCTGATAAATGGCGAATACCTGCCAAAGTGTTCCGGTAGTCGGAGGCAATGGCGAGAGACGAAAAGCGATTGCTTGCTGGTCAACCATCGTCCAAATTACTGTATTGTCTACCGTGGTTCGGTTCGGCCATTTCGTCCATCCGGCGCTTTCGCTGGGGGTCAGCCAAGAGGGGCAAGGTGTGGTGCTGCCACCGAAATTCTCACCGAATCCCATCCCAAATCCCACCGCAGCGCCGGGTTCGGTGCTGCCCGTAGTGCCGTAGGTGGTGATGACCTGTATGTTTCCGTTGCTGTCCAAGATCGCTGTGAACGGTTGGGCTGGCATGGCATTGAGCCCAATGCCGCTGGCATAGGTCTGATTAGCCGTCCATGTCCCTAGCTGCGCTTCGGAGTTTGGCACCCAAGAAATTTGCTGTGGAGTCATCTGATAGCTGGTAGGTAGGAGTTCCCGCACAACTTCAATGTTCAATATCGGTTTTGGATTACAGGTGTTGTTGATATCGATGCGGTAGGCGTCTTCAATCCAAGCTAGGTTGGAAATGTTGGTTGGGTAATCCTGTTGTAGCGAATTCGTCAAGAATGCCGGGGCAATAACCCGGTTCCATTTCCAGTTGAAAGGCTCGGCAAGAATCTCCGACATAACCTCGTTGGCGATGGTGACGGCGGTACTACTCTGCCCCGTTCCATAACCTGCCACTGGGTTGCCCAATACGCTACTGAGAACTGGGTATGAGCGACAAAAATCCAATGTGGATTGAATCGTAAGAATTGAGTTCGGCATATCTATCAAAGAGATAGATAGTTAGAAAATTAGCGCCTCATCCTCTGCTTTGGCGTCCTAGTTGTGCTGCCAGATTTGAATCCACACTCTGACGGCTGGAAATTAGCCGGGACTCCAGCATGATATTGGTCTGCGTCGAATCCAGGACGGCGTTAGCGGCTACCAAGTAACGGGAGAATTGCTGCATCTGGATAGGGAATCTTGCGTCATCCGTAAGTTCGTATGTGGAGGCGAGGAAACCGGAATTGTAAACGTAGGCGAGACGGTCGGGAATTGGGTTCCAAGAATCGGACGGGGAGCCAAACATTGTTGCTGCCTTCTGATAAATGAGCTTGACCGAGTACGTGCCATCGGGAACCGGATATAGCCGGAAGGTAATGTTTCCAGCCCCATCGTCGCCCTGGGGCGCAATATGGGCAGGACGCCCTTGATCCCTAGCGTCATGCAGCACAAGGTTGACATCGATGCCGAATGTATCGTTGTAGTGCAGGATTGCGGTGACGGAGGCTTTTTCTGGAAAACCAAAATCAGGCACGGACACGGAGATGTCCTGCTGTCCCGCCGTGACAGTGAACGTCACGGAGTTCCGGTTCCACGGCCAGGCAAACGAGAGGACCGCCTGTTTGACGTTGTTTGCCGTGGTGATGGCGGGCTCGTTGTCTACCCCGCCAACTCCTGTGAGCGGCTGGAGGCGGACAAAAGCCTGAGCCCAATTTATCGTCTGTGTGAGAGTCGTAGCCATTATCTAAGCTGCCGTGCATTCCCCAAGAAATCACGCTTCACATAGCGCAAGAAATGGTTGTATTGCGGGTCTTCCGGGGAAAACACTCCAAAGCAGGTGCCGCAGATAAATCTAATAACCCCATCGGAGCCTCGCTGCCCGCCGAAATTGAATTTTCCATCGTCCCTTTGATGAGTGCAATTCGCTTTGGCTGCTTTCTTGTTGGCGATTTTGGCGAGTTCCTGAGAACGGATTGCTTCCTGAGATTCTTTTGGAACTTCGATGATCTGCGGTCGCTTCGCTTCCTTGATGACCTCGGTCAATAATGTTTTGAGGTCGTCGTGAGTGATGTTCAATCCAGCCGGAGCCGGGGCAGGTTTCTTTTCAAGTTGTTTTGTTACTTCTGGTTCTGTCATATTCTGTCCTTAACTATGGGCTGGTAGCCCAAATTCCTTTTTTGCTTGTTCCGTCGTGATTATCCCGGCATCTTCAAAGCGTTTTACAACTGTTCTCCAGCCTCGTTGCTCATACAGGGGCAAGTCCTGAGCATCCACATGGGCGATGGAATACTCAGGGCTGTAACCCTTGTGGCAATAGGTGACGTAAGAAATATCATTGCCCGTTGCTACACAAAGGGAGATGTCTCCAATAATGTTGCCGGGTATCGCATGGAGCCCTGATACTAGGCGACGAAGTTTAAGTATCAACTCCGAGTGGTGCATGGGGGTGCCAAAGCGGGCGGCGGAGTTTGAAAGCTCTGCCTGATTGGGTATCCTGTATTTCTGGAGCCGCTTAGTTGTGTCCTCGGCTAGATAGGCAGGTATCTCATCGGGCGCTTTGCGGCTTTTGAACAACCCGTCAAGACAATCCATGCACATGGCATTTGGATCGTTCATATCCGCTTGCTGGCGAGCACGGCTGCTGAAATCCGAGACTGGCTTATGGTCTCGGCAAAGGTTGCATTTCAATCGGTCAGTTGTAAATATCATAAACAATAAAGGGGGAATATCCGCAGTGCGGGACACTCCCCGTGTTAAATGGTTAGGCGGTAATTCCAGAGTTGCTACGGATACGTCTAAAACCCATAATGCTTCCGGGTCTTGGCGCAACCACATCCAAAAAGCGGTAGCTCACGGCTCCACCGATCTGCAACGCTGGGTCTACGACGCTGGGCTCGAACTCCAGAATACGGGACTTGAAGTTACCTTCTGGAACATCGTCGGCTTCGCCTAACTTGATGGCGAAAATGGCGTCTGCTCCGGCGATGTAGGTGCTATATGCTAGGGTTGTAGCCAAGGTGCCAGTAGAGGGAGTTACAATCGGAACGTTTGGCGAAGCCACGAATTTGCATCCAGCGAATTCGACTACGTTATACGAATTCCCCTTGCCCCAGCCATCTCGCAATAGCTGTTGTCCAGACTCGCTGCGCTTCAAAATGTCACTGATTCCATTGATTGTGGGATCGTTGAATATGTCGGCTGCAACATAGGGATGAACCAAGCCACGATACATGCCGTCTTCAAAGGGCAGGATGTTAGCACCCTGCAATCCGGCGACCTGACTTCTAATCACGGAAGCAGTCATGTAACTTGCAGCCGCTAAATCGGTGGTTGAAGAACTGTCTAACGCCGTGGCGGTGTCCAGTTCCATTTGAACAAGGGTGTCCGAAACCAAAGCACCACGATATCCCAATACTTTTGAAAGGTTCTCAAGCATCGGGTCGATGGCGATTTCCTTGCTGAAGCTGGACACGGTGATGTAGTCGGCGTATTCGCCAAGTACCGCTTGCACATCGGGTGCCGTAGGCACTAGACCAGTTCCTACCACGCCTTCAGTCTGGGTCGCAGGCTGGTTCCCAGCCGTAACGCCGGAAGTAGCCCAGTCGGTGGCATAGCTGAAGAGTTGAATCGTTTTGCCCTTGTTGGGCGGGAGACTACGAGGCGTGGTTAGAGTTGCGAATGCAAGATGCATGAACAAGCTCTCGATTGCCTGACTCTCGTAGTACACGGCCTGAGTGTTGCTCAGGTTGGAATTGCTTACTGCGGTGGCTGTAAGTGCCATAAAATTATTTATCCTTTATCGCTGATTACTTACTCTGCGACCGCATGACAATCCGCCTGCGCTCTTCGGGTGACATTTTCAGCATGTCGTTTACGGTTAAAGTTTTCGGCTTGGGTTCCTCGTCATCTCCGGCATTGCCGATAGCCTGACGGGTGGACAAGCCAACGTGTCTTTTTCTGGGTTCGTCCCTCACAGGGGCAATACGCTCCCTCGAAGGTGTCGCCTGCTCTTTCTCTTTCTCGGATACCAATCCGGCATCCATCAAATCCTCAAAGGCAATTTCCAAATTTGCCCTGGTGAACGAAAGGTTGTTTTCGTTCAAATACTTCGTCATCGCCTGTTCATTGGCGGGCGAATTCACATACTCAGGATGAGCGCCCACAAAGGCGGCTCCCTCCTGCTGTGCCCGCAATGCGGCGGTGGCTTTCTTTCCCTCCGACAAGGCTTCCCGAATCTCATCGGGAGTAGCGCCCACGGTTGCCTTTATCAGCTTTGCGACGGCTCCAGTCGGGTTCGTCTGCAACTCCTGACCGAGTAAAAACTTTTCTTCCTCGGTCAAGGTGGACGGCTCAAACTTTGTCTCCGGTTGGGAAAGCTCTTTCTTGCTCTCCTTCACCTGACGGCTCAATTCCTTAATCTTGCGTGTGGCGTGCTCCTGAGCCTTCGTAAGCTTAGCAATCAACCCGTTTTTGTTGGCGTCGGTGAATACTTGGGTTCCGCTGCCATCTTCTAGGTCAATGGTCACAGACCACTTGCCATCGCTGGTTTTATAAACTTCGCCTTCTTCGGGTTCCTCTGGCTGCTCAATTCGAGATTCCGGCTGCCCCTGCTTTGCGAATTCCGCTTCTACAGCGGCTTTCAGTTCATCTTTCGTCATAGTGCCTTTACCCCAATCCGGGGCTTACTTCACTTTCTTTAGCTTTGGGTTCTTTGCCTTAGCTGCTGGACTTGCTTTACGGGTGGCTGCTGCGAGGATGGAGCCCGCAGACTTGCTGCTTACGCCTTCCTCCTTCCCGGCTACTGCCGATATCTTTTTCGCTACCGCCTTAAAACCCTTTGGTGTCTTTGCTTTCATCAATCAATTCCTCAATCGTATTTATCAAACTACTTAGCATCTCTTTCATTGCCTGCGCCCTGGCTAAAAGAGCTATCGCTCTAGCCGGGTCAGCGGGGTCGGCAGATAGAGCCTTGTTTGTTGCTCTATCAACCTGCTCCTGCAAGAGTTTCAAAACGAAATCCCATCCCTCGGTCGCTATCAGCGAAGCAAGGCATGAAGCCGTCTCGTCCCTATTTAAGAGTGTCGTAGTCATTAAATTGCTCCCGGCAGACCTTGATTACCCGGAGTGCCTTCCACTGTTTCCGATTCTCCAGACTTTTCGATGGACTGGCGAAGAAGTTCCCGGAAAGCTCTGGCTGCGTTTTCGGAATCAACCACGGACAGTTTGCTGTTCAAGTCCTGCTGCCCTTTTTGCTGCTGGGCCAACATCTGTTGAACCGCAGGATTTCCCATCGCTGCCCGCTGCTGATCTTCTGGCGTCATGTCCAAAATCACATCCTTTTTGTTTTGCCATCCGCTCACATCGAAGACCATGTTTATCAATTCGTTGACATCGACCTTTTTGCCTTGCTGAGTGAGCATGGTATGGACTGGATCGGTGACAAGGGTCTGAAGTAACATTGGAAGTGCAGCCGCCATCTGACGGCGGGATTGCATCCGGGCTGCGGCTTTGACATCGAAAATGATGCGGACATCGAAGATTTCAAGATGGTCGCCCTCGTAGGCTTCCTCCATCTCTTCGGAAAGTATCTGTCGGAGTTGATCCATCGGAAGCAGTTCCCGATTCAACTCATAGAAGGCATCCAATGCCGGGATGAAAACTTGATCCGCAATCCTCTCAACAAAGGCTTCCAGCCTTGCGCCGGACCCGCCAGCAAGCAGGTTCGCTCCGGTGGCGGTGCGGGTGATGGAACTTCGCCCCTGACTGGGCATCTGCCCCTGCACGATTAGTTCATTTGCGCCGGAAGTCGCCTCTGCCCTGGCCTGGCTGGCTTGCACTTCGGCAAAAGCCTCCGGCACAGCCTCCATACGGGGCATAGGCTTGATGGCGGAGACATCCTCCACCTTCACGAATTTTCCCAACGCCATCCGAATGTTCTGGACGGGAACGTTTTTGCCCTGCTGGATAAAAATCGGCAAGTTCAAATTGAAATAAGTTTCGTCCAGGTGGGCATCTATAAGTCCTTTTTGAATGATTTGCTCACTGCCGCAGAGGTCTGCTATGCCCAGCCCGTAAAAACTATTTGGGACATCGAACCAAGTGACGCTGGCGAAAGGGAGCCGCTCAAACGGGTTACGTTCGTTGCGGATTACCAGCTTGCGATTCAGGGTGACAATGACTTTGGCACTATCCCAGTATTCAAGCAGCTCGAACTTTTCATCTATGGTTGGGTCAACTGTGTGGTCTTCATCCCGTGGAACGGCTTGGCGGTCATAGAAATTGGCAGTCTGGGTGAGTTCAAGTTCGGCGATGGGAGATACTTCTGCCGGAGAAAAAAGCAGGGCTTTCAGCTCGTCTTTGGCTGGGATGTCATACCCTTCAAATTTGCGAAGGTTCTCCAACTCCTCAGCACTGATTTTGAGGCGGTGAATGACAAACTTCGCCTTGCGGATATCGGGAACACGCAAGCCGGGGTCTACGTAGACATGCCGGAGGTCAAGGTGTTCAAAGGTGGGTCTGTCTACGTCTTCATCAATTTCTTCAACGGTGATGGTTTCGGAGTCTTTGGTAGGCAATACCGTTGGTTCAATACCGGGAACGCTGGAATCTATTTCCTCGGGCTCCGCCTTGCGCTTATAGACTTTCCGTTTGCGGGTGTAGCTCTCCCAGCCCCATTTCCATATGCTTGTGCCAAAGGTCAGACAATCACGGACGCCAAGCCGCATCTCCTCACGGAAGCCGCACTCCTCCAATTCAAAATGGAGCAAAGCCTGGATAGCCCGTGCTTCCTCCTGTTTGGAACGGGGGCGGGGCTCCAGCTCAAATGGCGGGTCATCGCTGAAGAGCCCGGAGATAATCTGAGGCTCCACGGATTTGATAAGCGATGCAATCGTGTAGATATTTACATTGGACTGAGGAACATCCGAGCCCTCCCAAGTTTTTTGGGACATGATGGGGTCGTACAGACTTTGTGCTGTTCTCCAATGGAGACGCCATTGCTTTGTTTGGAGCCAAGCCTCGGTACGTTCAAACTGCTGGCAGACCAACTTGAGGGCAGCGGTATCCTTGGGGGATTGCCCTATCTCGATTTCGTCCTGTGTGATGGGTGAACTAGCGTTGACCGGGTTTTCTAACTGCATATGGGTTCTGCAAAAGAACCCAATAGTTGAGAAATTTAGGAAGGACGCTGCATTAGGCTGGCACCAAGGAGATTGTCTGGGGTCTCATTGGAGATAAGCTCCTCCCGCTGCGGTGTCTCCCCAAACAACATCTGGTCAAAGAGCCTATCCCGAAGCTCCTGAACTCGCCGGAGGCGGGAGTCGTGGTCTAGGGCTATCGCCGGACCCTCACTAAGCTGGGGAAGATAAGAGACGAGAATGGAGATGGCATCGGCTATGTCATCGTGGCGACCAAAGGGGAAATTCACGAATTCTTCCCGCATCGCCTGGAGTTCGCTGTTCCTAATGTGGGCGGCGAACCAGAGACGTTCAGCCCGAAGCACGGAGGCGACATGCCCAATACGAAGCTGCTTGGAGTTCTTCTTGCGAGAGTATGTGTACCAATGGATGGGAACGGCGACACGCTGCTCCTGAGCTATCTGTACTATGGTCGGCTCAATTCCTTTGCTGCCCTGGCTATCTTCAATAATGGTGATTTCCGGTTGCCATGTTTTGGCGGCGTCCACAATGGCCGCTGCCATCTGGACTTGGTTGTAGCGACCCCGGATGATGTCAAGGATGTAGAGGCGTCCATTGTCCGAGAGCCTGCCGACCACTCCAGCGCAATAGTCCGTGTTGTTCGCCTTGCTATAGCCGGAAGGGTCCCAGCAAACAAAGGTGCGCCCGGAGAATGGAAGTTGCTCGTAGGGAATCGTATGATTGTGAATCAGGGCGTCATCGAAGGAAACCAAGGCGCTTTCCAGCGATGCATCAGGTTTATTCTGCATCTGGCAGCTAAATTTGTAGGGATTTTTCCGGTATTGCTTCGCAAGCTCCTTGAAGCTCCAACGGTCGGAATATAAGAGGTCAACATCATCTATAGTGATGACCGGGATATTGTCTTCGCTGGTCTCAATGGCACGGTCTTTTCGGATTGTCCATGCGGATAGGGCGCATACCTTCGTGGGTAGCTGCTCTCCAGCCTGTTCCGCCTGTTCATTGGCAGTCAGCAGGTGGCCGTAGTAATCGTCGGCGTCGTAGCGGGTGCCGATGAAATCAAAATAGCTGCCCTGGGGCTCCTGAAGATAGTAGGTATCTTCGACGGCGGATTTCACCTTGTTCCGCTGCTCCGGCGTGGCGCAATTCAGCTCGTTGGTTACATCGTCAATTTTGAAGACATCGTAGTGGGAAGATGCTTTAACGCTGGCGATAGTGGACATGCAAAGGGTGGGCTCCCGCCAGTCCATAGTCCTACTAACGGTGAACTCGTCAAAATTCCCCCAGCGGGCATCGGCATCGACCGGGCACAGGGGGAACAAAGCCCGGATTATCAGGTTGGCTTGCAGGTAGCGCTTCACCACGCTTACCATGCGGGTGGCTAAATCCTGAGTGCCGGAAAGAATCAGGATGCGGATGTCGGGGAAACAGATGATCCATTGCAGGATGTCCACTTCATCCCATGTGGTTTTCATGGTGTTGCGGGGGGCGAGAAGAAGCCGCTGCCGGAAATGGTCTTGCCCGTAAATGCCGAGGTTGGGGTCTTTCTGAACGAAGAGGTCTATGAACTTGCCGTGAACGGGCTCGTAGTAGGGAATCCCCAGAACGTCATGCCCCAAAAACTTGAGGTCTGTCTGACACCTGCGGCGAAGCTGATTGGCAGCGGTTGGATCGGCCGGATTGATCTTGGCGGAATTACAAATTCTCTGGAGTTCTCCCCGCAGTGCGGATATCGGCAGCTTGGCTGCCGGGGCTGTATCGTGTGGCATCTACTACGGCAAACCGATGATGGTGTAATTGAAAGTTGCGGTTGAGACGGGTGCCGTGGTGACATTGATAGTGAACCCCGTCCATGCTCCTGCGCTGCCTTGATACGTGATCCAAACGCCCCCTAATTGAGTTGGGTCATTGCCTACGGCACTTACTGTGACAACCGGGGGATTGGTTCCCATGAAAGACTGTGCAAAAGGCACCGCCTCAGATGTGTTGGGGTTTGCGATAGTAACGGTGCCAGCATTATCAGCGGTGGTGCTGATAAGATGACCACCAAGACGGGTATCCCCCTGAAGTACATTGATAGCGTAGGTCGGGCATCCCTGAGGGTAGGCATTGATTTCAAGGGCGCTTGCATGATCGGTGATCGTTCCGCCGCCAACATCCAATTCAACGTGGACGCCCGTCATGGAATAGATTGAGTCTCCGCCCCGGACAGAGGAGGAGACGAACGCTCCGTAGATATTCCCATTCGTGATTCCACTGCCATCCGTAGTTGCGCTGAACTGGTTGGAGGCTAAAGACCCAGACCCAGACCCAGCACTCGCATAAACTTGAAGGGTGTTGTTCGCTTGCTGTCCGTTGGCTATCGCATTAAGGGCGACGATACCACCCGAACGGTTTGCCGCTTCCACCGATAGAGTGGTGCCGGAATTAGCATAGAACACATTATTTGCAGGGCTCTGTACAAATTGCCCGGAATCGCTAGGGCCGAAGTAGGAGGTTCCTCCGACTGCCACTGATCCAGTTACAATCAAACCGTTATTCCCATCGCTGGTGACACCGGGATACCCGGATGAAGAAGCCGCCCAATTAGTTCCGTTGAATGTGTAGTAGGAGCTGGTTGCAGTGACATAGAACATCCAGCCAGCATTGGGGGTATGAAATTCCCAACCCGGAGCGGCTGTGTTAGTGCCGCTGGAATCAATCTGTGTGGAGTAAACCGCCACATTGTTTACTTGTGAAGTCCATGCCCCGGTAGCCCCGGCAGGTACGATATAAGCATCCCCGTCGTTTGGGGAACTGGGAGGCGTGGTCATACTAACGTCGATTACGGAACCCTGTACTAAGGCGTCATAAGAGCGTAGGAAGGCACGGAAGGCGTCGGGGTAGTAATCCCCGATGTTAGCGTCAATCAGTTGTCCGAGCTTAGGACCGAGTGCAATGTTTGCCATATTACCTAGTGCTACTATTCCTTTTTGGGCGTCCTGCCGGAATCAAGTCCCGAATAAGTGCTGTAATGGCGTCAGACGCTTCCGCATCGTTGTTCAAAGCGTTGTCCACAGCCTGTGAGCTTTTGTCCATAGGGAGCCAGCCGTCAAGCTGCGCCAGCAAGCGGCAGGCGGAAAGTGCCACTTTCATATTGGTTGTGTTGTTAGCCAGCCGCCGCAGAGAGGCAAGCAACCTGCATCTACGATGACCGGGGCCGGATGGAACCTTGATGGGCATAGGTCTATTGAGCCTTCCTCTTACGGACGGAAACCTTAAACTTTCGCTTTCGCTTGGAGGGAACGTGCTCGGGCAAACTGGCGTAGTCAGTTCCGGCTTCCCATTCTTTGAGCTTGTCGGCTCCGCCGATCTTCTCGGGATTAGCCTCTAGGAATCTCTGCTGTGCAGTTGAGCGAAACGGCATGAACTTCTCTCCTACCTATGGAGGCGGTAGTTGAGAAAGTAGGAAGTAAGTCATCGTTATCTTGAAATCATGAGTTGACACCCTGACCGCCGACGCCCAGGCGAGGCTCCTCCACGCCGTATGTCCTAGATAAAACTAATGTTACTACTGTGAGTGGAAAGACATCTCCCACAAGTAACTCAATCTACACAGCCTGCCAAGAAACCATCATCGAACGTCTAAGCCATGTCTAAAAACTGAAAAACTGCGCAGGGAATTTCAGCCGGAGGTCGTTGCGTTCGTTGCCGTGGTGCGATTGTCGGCGGATTGTCCGGCGAGTTACAAGCCATCCGCAAACGATTTACGGCGGAGGTTGGCAAACTTGAATCTGAGTTACCCAGGCGATGGGTTGGAGTAACTCCGGCGAGTAACTGGCAAGTGTGTGTTTTGCGGTTTTTACTGGAAAAAATTCAATTTTCTGCCGATTCGCAAATGATTTGCGAGTGATTGAAAATAAAATCCTAGCCAGTGTTTGTGCGGCTCTGGGTTGGTTTTCCACTGCAGCGGGTTTGACAGGTTTTTGAAATTCCGTGCTAAGTTCGGGCTGCAACAAAACGCCGTTCGCAAGTGTTAGCGCACTCACGAACGGCTAACCAAACCGATTCTGGAGGAATCAAGCTATGGCTAACGCCTATCCTAGCACGTCTAAGCTGTCCGTCTATGAGCAAATCACTGCTCGCATAATCGAAAAACTTGAGGCGGGTATCATCCCGTGGAATAAACCGTGGGCAACGTATGGCGGTCAGCCTACGCTGTGCCGTAATCTGCTCTCGCAGAAGCCATACAGAGGCATCAACGCCCTGCTTACCAACGTGGCTGGCTACTCCTCGCCATTCTGGATGACTTACAAGCAAGCCGCATCCATCGGCGGTCACGTCAACGCCGGAGAGAAGTCTACTCCCATCGTGTTCTACAAATTCGGCAAAGACGAAGAGCGGGAGCCGGATGGCGAGACCACGACTAAGACATGGGCGATGTGCCGTCTGTACCACGTTTTCAATCTGGAGCAAGTGACCATCCCCGGTCTCAAGATTGACGATACCCCAGCGCCGGGTAAGACGTTCAATCCCATTCCCAAGTGTGAGGAAATCCTCGCCAAGTGTTTCTGCAAACCTGAAATCAGGCATGGCGGAGACAAGGCGTTTTACAGCCCATCGCTGGATTACATCAACATGCCCCAGCGTGAGGCGTTCGACAACGAGGAGAGCTATTACAGCACGCTATTCCACGAACTCACCCACAGCACGGGGCATAAGAATCGCCTGAATCGTGACGGTATCACCACGATGCATTTCTTCGGGGATGCCACTTACAGCAAAGAGGAACTGGTTGCAGAGATGGGAGCGGCATTCCTCAGCGGTCACGCTGGTATCGAAGCGATTACCCTGAAAAATTCCACGGCATACCTGCAATCGTGGATTCGAGTTCTCAAGGGCGATTCCAAGCTGGTAATCACCGCCGCTAGTGCAGCGCAAAAATCCGCCGACCTGATTTTGGGGTCGGCGGTAGCTTTCCCTTCGGAGGTCGCTAATGGCTAACGCCAATAAACTGGAAAAATGCGACCGCTGCAACGGCTCTGGGATTGCAATCTGGGGCGCAATCGTCAACGGCAAGCCTACCCACAGTGGCACCTGTTACCGCTGCCAGGGGAAGGGTTTCCAGACCGAAGCCGACAAACGACGCAATTACGGGTATGACTGCCATGCTGCGGTTAGAGCATTCAGGGGAGGATGTTAGCCATGACGTTGCTCACGGATATTACATATCGGGATGCGGACGAAGCATTCGAGGGCGCTATTGCGGCGGGTCGGCTCTCAGCCGAGCCAGCTTCCCTAAACTATGCGGGAAATTACATGTACATGGGCACCTGGGGCAACGTGGACAGGTTCAAGCATTGCGATACCCGGCAGTATCTCGCAACGGGGGTACGCCATGACGGTTAAATTCTCACTGGGTCAAACGTTCGCAACCCCCAGCGCATTGGAAGCAATTCTATGCGCTGGGGAGTCCCCATCAACTTACCTTGACCGTCACCTGTCTGGAGACTGGGGCGAGCTATCGGCGGAAGACGTTGCGGAGAATGAACTATCCGTGCGGGAAGGTTTCCGTATCTTGTCCGCCTATTCGTTGCCGGATGGCGTCCGTATCTG